CCGTCTTCGCCGCAGGCTTCGCAACCTCTACCGCGCCCACCTTCTTCAGTTCCTCCATCTTGTCCTTCAGGGTGACGAGAGCGGTGTTGAGCCTCGCGAGGTTGTCCTGTTCGAGCAGAAGTTCGGTGTTGATGTCCCGGAGGTTCTTCTGCGGAGTGGGGTCGCCTTGCGTCGCAAGAAGCGTCTCCGCGTTGTCGGTCACTTCCTCGTAGGTTTTCCGTTCCCTCTCAAGGGTGTCGATCTTTCTCTCTGTCTCCTCGATCGATCGCCCGATGATCAGGATCTCCGCCTCCCCGAGCGCGGGTGACTTCCCGATCGCTTCGACCATCTTCTCGATCCCCGCGATCCGGTCCACGGTCGCCTTCTCCGCCTCCCGCCCGAACAGAACCCACGCTGTTGTTGCCGCGGTGAGGAGCGTGATGATGAGTCCGAGCGGACCACCGAGCGCACCAGTCGCAATACGGAGCCCGCGTGCCGCCGCCGCCGCGGTTCCCATCGCGATCGCCGCGGCCCTCGACGAATACGTGAGCCTCCACATGGATGCCTCAAGAACAGTCGTGGGACCTATGGCGCTCACCATGGTTGCCGCATACGTGACGATCGCGGTGACAAGTCTTGAAACAACCACGGCCACAAGGAGTCCCGCGACCTTGATGACCGTGTCGAAATGCTTCACGAGGCCCGCGACCGCGGGCGTGAGGGGCCCGAGGATCTTCTCCCCGATGTCAATCCCGAGGACTGCGATCGCCGCCTTGAAGGTGTCGAACGTGAAGTCGGCCTCCTCCCGCAACTTTCCCAATGCGATTTCAGTCTGTCCAGTCTTGGTCTCCATGTTGCCCAGAATTTCGATGAAGTCCTCGAACTTCGACCCGAGGAGCGCGAGCAGAACAGGGAGCGTCTCACGTTCCGGGAACAGTTTCGAGATGATGTCGATGTCGCCCTTCGTCTTATCGCGGATCTCCGTCAGAACCCCGGAGAGTTTCTTCCCTTGTAGTGCCGTCGCGCCGAACGCGATCCCCTGCTTGGCGAACTCGCTCCTCGATTCTGCGGCAGGTTTCACGATCGCCTGCAATATCCCCCGGAGCGCATTGACGACGAGTCTTGTTTCAAGACCGATCTTCGTGGAAGCCGCGACCGCCCCTGCGAGTTCCTCGAACGAGACCCCCGTCTCCTTCGCGACGGACGACACCTTCCCGAGACTGTCGGAGAGTTCAGCGATCGTCGTCTGCCCTGCCTTCATCGCGACGAACATGGTGTCGGAGACATCGGAGGCGTGTTCCCCGGAGAGCCCGTACGCGTTCAGGACGTTCACGAGTCCGCGCGCGGCAGTCGCCACGTCGGTGACACCACCTCTGGCGAGTTTGTTCGCGGCGGTCAGGATCTCGATTGCCTCTGACCCCGCCTTCGCGCCGGACGAGATGATCGAGTAGAGGGCCTTCGCCTGCGTGACTGGCATGAACCCGAACTCGACGGCCAACTTCTTCACCTCGGCCGTCATCGCTTCCATCGGGCCCGTATCGTCGAGCAGGGTGGAGACCTCGGCCATCGCCGCGCCGAAAGACGTCGCTTGCTTGGTCGCCGCCTTCAGGCCCGCGAGGACGCTCACCCCCGCGAAGGCCCCCGCGAAGTACTTCCCGATCCTCGCGGCGGAGGACTTCATCGTTCCCTCAAGTCCCTTGACTTCGGTCTCAACGCGCTTGATCGACGAATCCAACTGATTCGTCTGCGCGACGAATTTAAGTACGAGAGTCGTTAGGTCCCTTTGTTCCGCCACGTTTGCCTCCGAGGAACGTCGTCAATGTTTGCGCCTGCCGCGGGGTGATTGTCTTCCCGCTCTTCTTCGCCTCCCGGTACTTCTTCGACTGTACGAAACTGCTCCACCCCTTCTCACTTGCCATGCCGATCCGCATGGACGTCGCCCTGCTGAAGAACTCCTCTTCCATGTTCTCGTTCGCCGCAACTACAAACGCGACAACCTGCGGCATCGTGTAGACATCGAGCACGTCCTTCATCGCGTGCCCCCGGGAGACGAGGAGTTCAACATCCCTTACGGGATCGATGGGCTCCCCTCGCCCCCCTTCCCGAAAAAACCGAACAGGTACTCCGAATTCTCAATGAGGATCGAGAGGTACAGGGCCGTGACCTTTGCCATCGGCATCTCCTGCACCTCGTCATCGGTGATCCCGAGGGACACGGAAACAACTTCCGGTGCCTCATCGAGGATCTCGGGGAGGATGGTTCCGACGATCATGTGCACCGGGTATCGCCCGATGACATCTTCCAGACTGCCGCCGTTGCCACCCTCCCCCTTGATCCCTTCGAGATACCGTCCAACTTTCTCGATGATGCGCGAGACGGCAGGCATCAGTTGCTTCCCCTGCCGAAACGTCCAAGGCTTGACGTCATACCCCTCGACCTTGATCTCGGGGAACAGAACATCGAAGCCTGTTTTCTGCGGTTGCTTGCTTGTCACCTTCTTCTTCTCTCCCATTACGCCGTCCTCCCTTGGTTAGGGGTTTAACTCATGTTGATCTCGGTGATGATCCCGTACTCCTGCGTCGGGTTGTTCTCGATGTCGGACTCCACTTCGGCCTCGAAGGTGATCTCCCCCCATGCCTCGTTGATCAAACCAACTTCAGCGGTGGGTTGAATCGCCACCTTCCAGAGATCGACCTGAAAGTTCGGACCGACGGTGTTCGAGCCGACGAACCGGAGCGCACCCTCAATCGTCGGGTCGGATAGAAGGTTGATAACTCCCCCGGTGTGCGTCCCGAGGAGAGCCATCGCAAGGTTGTCCCGATCGTATTCGTCAAGGGTGAACTTCGCGGTCAAGCCCGCCGATGTGATGACGGTCTTGTCCTTCTTCTTGATGCCTTCCCGCGAGGAGAAGTGCTCCAACTTCTCGATCGCCGGAGTGATCGAAAACGCCGAGGCGTTCCCGAGGTCGATGTACCCCACCGGGGACCCTCCGACCAATCGGTTGAAGGAGAGAATCCCCTTCCCGAGATAATAAAGGTCAGTATTGTGAGCATCTGCCATGGTTCACTCCCTCCCTTTCAAGGGTTTTTCGCGAGCGTGTACGGATCTCCCGCCACGGTTGAGAAGGTTAATACGAACCGCATGACGAGGGCGAAGAGGAACTCGTCAACCAGATCCTTATCAGAGAATCCCGCCGGATCTTTCTCCACGCGCATCGCGTAAGTCCGGATGCCGGAGTTCGTCGGGATGTTTTTCAGCACCTCTGCCTCGACAAGATCCGCGGCGTCGGAGCCAGAGTCTTCATGAACAGGGAACCAGACGTCGATCTGGATCGGCAAGGTGTAGATGTCGATCCTGTTCCTCTCGGTGATGGTCATCTGCTCATCCCAGATGTGCGCCAACACGCCGGAGGCCGTCTCCTTGTCTGGAGGCTTCGAGGGGTTCCTGATCACCTTGTCGATCCCGGTGATCCCTTCGAGCGCCGTCTTTACCGCGCCAAGCAGGGATGTCTTTATGGGAACCGCCATCTCACCTCACCTCCCCCACAACCTTCACGGTGAGCCTCCCGAGGGCCCGGATCATCCGTGGACGCCACAACCTCGCGAGGACCATAGGGTCCACCCTCGCCGGGATCTGCACCTTCTTCACGAGCAGGAACAGGGGAACGATCTTCCCGCGGGCCTGTCCCGCGGAGGCTCCTCTCTGCCCCACACGCTTCCCGAAGATGAGCAGGTTCCCCTTCTTCGATCTTGCGACGAACGTCTCGCCCCACATTCCGGACAGCGCCGAGCCGCGGGATACCCCCGAAGGAGTCTTCGCGAACTTTGTCGGGATCGTCAGGAACTTCTTCCCCGCCTTCGGGACGATCGTCGTCTTCGACCCCCTCTTCCCGAAGTGCGTCGGCCCGTAGACGGTCCCGACGTTGATCCCACCCGTAACCGTCGTACGCGTGGTCTTCACGCGCGCAGGCTTTATAGAGGCGCGAAGCCTGCCGGACCGGACCGCGAGTTTCGTCCTCGTGGTCCCACCCGTCAGCGCCCGACTCTTGATGTAGTCGGCGAGACTCTTCGTCTGGATGAACATCTCCTTCGCGATCGCGGGCACCATCTTCGCCCTCAACCTGTCGAAACTTTCGAGACTCATAGGGTGATCCTCCGGTACTTGTTCAGGATCTTCTCGACGTCGGCGAGCCAGATCCCCGTGTCGAACTTCGAGACGGTCCCGTCTGGGAACCCCACGGCGGTGAGCCCCGCATCCTTCCTCCGGCGGAACTCGTACGATGCCTGCTTGACCACCGCGAACTCCATGTCCTTCGGGACAGCGCCCTCGCCATATCCCCCGTCATACGTGATCTCGATGGAGTCCTTCCCTCCCTCCAGTTCTCCCCGCCTCATCTTCACGAGGCCGCGCTCCGTGCCTATGACGTAGGTTGTCGAGTCGACGATCTCCTCCGCGTCATCCGACGCGATGACCGACACGGAGACGGACCCTACGTTCGCGTGACCGAGCCCGAAGATCTTCCTGTTCCCGTCGAACTTTTCCGTCCGCCCCACCACGACGTCAAAGTACTTGATCCCGAGGTAGTCGTCGGCCTTCACCTTCTCCGCTTCGAGGATCATCGTGAGCAGAGAATCGAAGGCGGAATCCGTGATCGAAAGGTACAACTTCAGGTCCGCGAGCATCGTCATCTTTTACCTCCGCGCTTCGTCAGGGACTTGCTCCTGTCCTTCATCCTGTCGAACAAGGTTCGGATCGGCGACTGTCTTTTCTGGTGCGTAGCGTACCTGTAAACGTCGGTAATGCGAAGGGTCGAATGTCTCCGGATCGTTCTGATACGCAGGGTCGGTGCCGCCCCCACGATCGACAACTGGCCGGAAACCGGGGCGATTGCAGGCGAAGGAATGTCGATTATCGGTGCAACTCCGGAGATCGTGAGAGCGCCCGTGCCGGGCACAATGATCGAGGACGGATAGACGCTCGGTGCAACTCCTGCGATGAGAAGGGACCCGGAGTCCCCGATGATCCCGAGGTCGGTCCGCGGCGCGAGCCCGACGATCCCCACCTGTCCGGCCGGAGGCGTGATGACCACTTCGTCGGAGACCAACAGGGTCGGTGCATATCCCGTGATCGAGAGCGAACCACTCGGAGGCGTTGCGGCCCCGACAGCGGACACGGCGACAGTAGGCGCGAGCCCCTCGATCGAGAGCGCCCCTGAATCTACCGGAACCCCGATGTCCTGCTTCGGAGCGGACCCGGCAAGAGAGAGGCTTCCAGACGGAGGCGTGATGAGGATCGCCTCGCGAATCTCCGGAGCGGCCCCCGTGATGATGATCTCTCCCCACAACGGGAAGATGTACGTCATGATCGGGTGAATGACCGTCGGAGCATCTGACGAGATGGTCAAGGCCCCCGTGGGCGGGGTGATCTGGATCAGGGCGGCGAGGCTCGGAGCGATGCCCTCGATCGTGAGCGACCCAGACGGGACGGTGATCCCGAGACCCATCCTCGGCGCAATACCTTCCGCCGCGAGTGCCCCCGTTCCCGGCGTAATCGTGATCGCATATTCCGGAACCCGCCCGACAATCGAGAGGGCCCCCGTACCCGGGATGATGTTCGTGATGCCCGGGACGGTGATCGTCGGTTGATACCCTTGGATCGTAAGGGCCCCGGCAGAAGGCGTGATCTGAACCGGGGTGATCAGGCTCGGTGAGGCCCCTTCGATCGACAGGGAGCCTGTACCCGGCTCGATAACTGTTCCGCGCAGGAGGCCCGGTTGCACTCCAGAGATGTCGATCGCCCCTGACCCCGGCGGGATGCTCTCCTCGACGAACAGCGTCGGTGCCTGACCTGCTACGGAGAGAGATCCGGAGGGCGGCGTGATGACATCGCCCGCAACGTCTGGAGGAACATATCCCGTGACCGCGAGGGAACCAGAGGGCGGGGTGATCTGCTTGGCCCCTGTTGGCGCATATCCCTCGAACGTAAGCGCGCCCGCGGGAGGAACTATTCCGAGGTCCATCCGGGGAGCGACACCGGACAAGACAAGCGCGCCGACTGGCGGAGTGATCGAAACCGGGTTGACTACGATGGGAGCCGCGCCCACCAGATACATCGGACGTCGGAGCGGGGACCTGACGTTCTGGGGTTCGTACAATCCGAGGATGAGTTCGCCCGCATCGGGGATGATCGCGAAGTCGTTCCTCGGCGCAATCCCGGCAAGCGATAGACTCCCGGCCTGCGTGGTGATGACAACCGGAGCCAGAAGCGCCGGAGCAATCCCGGAGATCGAGAGACTTCCTGCACCCGGGACAACTCCTGTTATCGTCTGAACGGTCGGCGTTACTCCATCCGCCGAGAGGCTTCCAGATCCCGGGGTGATCGAGGTTGCCGCCTCAAAAACCGGAGTAAAACCTTCAAGCAAAAGACTCCCAGAGTCAGGAGTGATCGAGAACGTCGCCTTCGTGGTCGGCGCTACTCCTTCTGCGGTCAGCGAACCAGAGGTCGTCGGGATTGCAAGATCGTTTGACGGAGCCTGACCTATCGCGGCGATCCCGCCCGCGGAAGGAGTGAGTAACCTGTCTTCCGAAACGAACGAAGCCTCGGCGCTTATCGTGAGGGAGCCGACGACCGTGGTGATGAAAACGTCCGCCTTGATGCTTGGCGCGATTCCGGACAGGACAAGCGCCCCCGCGTCCGGCGTGATGAAAGTTTCCGTCTGTAAACTCGGTGCGGCCGCGGCGATTGAAAGGCTCCCGGCGTCTGGGTAGATGGATGTCGGTTGTATGACGTCGGGCGCAAGACCGCCGATAGAAAGACTCCCGGCTTGCGTATCGATAAAAGTCGGATTCAGAACGGTGGGCGCATACCCCGAAAGGGTAAGCCCGACAGGAGGCGGAGATACGAATACCTCCGTCCTTACAGTAGGAGCGGGGCCGGGTCCTATTGAGAGCGACCCGGCTCCGGGTGCGATTATTGTCGCCGCAATTACAAGCGGCGCAACGCCTGTAAATCTCACCTATCCGCCTCCATTACGCCAGAGTGAACACCCCTGTCGCCGCCGGGAGAATCGTCAGCGTGTTCGGCGACGTGATCGTGAACTGCGTTGCGGACAGAGTGCAGAAGCAGAGGAGCAACCCTGCGCTCGCGGCCGTGCTGTTTCGGATCGCCGCGTACTTGATGTTGATGAGGGACGAGTTCGACGCGGTGAAGATGATCCCTGTCGCGGTGTACGTGAAGTTGTACTGCTTGGTCGAGGCCCCCACCGACCAGTTGACATTCGGGAGACTACGCCCACCGAGAACGTAGCCACCTCTCGCCGAGATCTCGTTCCCCTGCACCGAGTCCCACGTGCTGACTCCGGTGTTCGTGATCTTCAGCATGTCCGCCGACGCTGTCGTGTTCAGCAGACACATCCTGAAGACTCCCGCGAGGTTAATCGACCCCTGCCCGAGATACTTCTTTGCCGCCGTGAATACTTGCCAAGGTCCTGCCGCCATGATCATGCCTCCTTTTCGTAGGCGAACTTCGCCCCGTTGTTGAGAATCTGGGCCAGAAGCCCATTTCCGTACACGCACATGTCAAACGTCTCCCCGATCTTCTGGATAAGGGTGACGAACTGCCGCGCCTGCGCCGCCATCCAAGGGTGACAGTAGAAGATCTGTCCTCCCTCAAGCAACATCGGCACGACGACCTGACCCTCGTTCTCCTTCTGCTCGAAGGAGTGGTGCGCCCCGTTGGTCAGGCACGAGTCGCATCCGTAAACGTGGAACTTGTAGAACCCGAGCATCCGCAGGAGCGGAAGCGCCCGAAGGAGGACCGTACTCCCCCCGGGGATAGGCCAATACGCCTCAAGGTTTTCCCGGACAACCTCGTCTGTCAGATCCGACATCGCGTGCCAGATGAAGGTCCGGTCCTTCGGCAACCCCTCGAATACGGACGGGTGGCATTGAGACGCGATGAGATACTTGCACTCGTCGACGACTGGTTTCGTGAACCTCGCATTGAAGTCCCGCGCATCCACGATGATTTGCGCCGAAGGCTTGAGCCCGCGGTCGAGGCACCAGTTGTACGTCCCGTTGAGTGTGATTAGTTTCACTCCCTCCTTCCTCTTCTGGATGATGTCATCCGCGAAGTCATTGAGCGAGGGCCCGCCGCCGAGGATCATCACCTCCATGTTGTTCTGCGGGTGAGGAACCACCTGCGTCCACCCCTGCTTGCAGTTGTGCCGAATGTTCTCCCTCAAGAGATCGTCGGTCACGTTAAGTGTCCCGTGATCCACGAGCAGTTGAGACTCCTCCCACACGGTCACGTAGAAGAACGCGTACGATCCGATCTTCTCCGACCAATGCACGACGCACGAGAACTCCTGCAACTTGTTGAGCCACCACTCGTACGGGTGAACAGAGAGGTGTAGTTCCTCTCCGATCAACTTCCCGCACGCATCCTCCGTCGTCGAGATCGCGAAGAACACGTGCTTCGCGGCCCGCAAGATATTGTCGAGTACGGTGTTCACCTTGTTCGGCGGGATGTGTTCCATCACGTCCGAACAGAATCCATATTCCGCGATCACCGGGCTCGGAGTTTCGAGGTCGTGCTTCTTGAACTGGAACGTCTCCGACAGAAGGCCCCTCACGTTCTCGTCGAGACAGTTCCTCGTGAAGTCAAGCATCGTCACCTTCATCCCCGCCTGAAGGAGCCTCGCGGCCCCGCGGCCCGTGCCGCATCCAAAGTCGATCACGTGCGACCCGATCTTCGGCTTCGCCTGTTGGAGGAAGTAGATTGAGAGACTTTCCCCCGGCGCGACCTTTCGGTACTCCGGCATCCCCCACAACTGCCCGTACTTCTGCGCCTCCGGATTCCCCGGGCCCACCGTCGTCTCCGGTGGATACCCCCTCAAGAAGTCATTATGCGTTCTCACACGTCCACCTCCGTCGGGACAAACACCCCCATGTCTTGAGTTGCACCAATACCGGAAGCATCGACCCCTCCTGCCCCCGGCGACCTGTTCGTATTCTCAACTCCGGGCGGTGCCGAGAGCACTTGTGGATGTATGTTGGTTCCCTCAAGCGAAACCACCGTGCTCGTTGCGTACAGCACCCGGAAGTAATAGGTCTGATCCTCCACCACGTTCGCCGTCGGCACAATCGCCCAATCGAAGTCCTCAATGGAATCCTTGCCCAACGACGTACTGTAATCTGCCGACTCGATGTAGACTCCCGCCGTATCCGCATCCGACAGGAGGATGGAGTTAGAATCTCCTTCGACATCCGCGCCGTTCGCATAATTCCAATGAGCCGCCGCGCCGAACGAGTTCCAGTCCGTATCGTTCAACGAGTATTGAAGGAGCCACGCCTCGGTGCTGTTTGCCCCTCCCGTTTCCCCAAGAGCCACGCGCAAGCGGATGATGTCCGTGTTG